GTTGTTCTTGCCTAACTAAGTCTTCATATATTGGGTTGATTTCATGTAATAAATTAGGATTAACATGTTTTTGTTTACCAATGCTCATAAGGAAATTTGCAACTTCATTAAACAGAGGTATTTTCCCATATAATTTCTTATACATGAAACCCAAAGAATAATAATATTGTCCTTTACAGTGGTTAAAACATTGTTTTCTAAATATTCTAATGTTATTAAGTAATTTTCTAAAATTTTGTACATACATAAAGTCTGTATGGTTAATCTTGATGAATTTGCCAGAACAGTAATCAAAGTCATGGTATGAGTGTCTTCTAATTATTTTGGCATCAAAACCAAAATCCTTAAAAGTGTCAACATAACCTCTGCCTATTGGTATTCCTATTCCATTATCATCACCATCAACTATGAAATTTCCATATCCGGTTTTGTTAATTATTTCAAAATAACGACAAGCAATCCACATGAGTATTGAATTAAAAACTCCAGTATCAGGGTCACCAGAACCCCTACAAAATTCAAAACCAAACTTAGTTCCATTGTTAGTGTAACCAGCTTTTCTCATTTTGACTAAGAATAATGTATCTGTAATATTACTTTGTGGCCAAGATAAAACTCCTGTCCATATATCATTTTCTACAAGTTTTAATAATTCCTCACGTTGCGTTGCTTCGTATTTTGAACAATCACCTTCTAATATATCTCTATCACAACCTAAAACTAAGTTTTCAAATTGTTTACCTCTTTCTAAGAAATTTTTACCTTTAGAGAATTGTGGTATGAGTGTCATAGCTTTTTCCAATGCTGTTGTGTACAAACTGTAAATTAAATTGAATCTAGGGTCTCTTCCCATAATCATTCTAGGTGGTTTAACTTCATCATAAAGTTCATTTTTGATGAATGCAGTAACACCTGAATGTTTCTTGAGATCAAAACCATTTTTGAGAATATCTTTTGCTGCATCTTGATATCGTTTTCCGAGTTTACCGGTTTTACCATCTAAGAAATC